AAGGGAGACGGGCTGACACGCATTGAAGCCTGGAACATGGTGGCCCGGGCCTGCAAGAATGGGCTGTACGGTGCGGAGGAAGAATTTTCCAAGCTCCCGCCCCTGGTCCAGAAAGTGGTGGGTAGCCCAAACCAGCTCCGGGAGTGGGCCATGATGGACGCAACGGATTTCTCCGTCACCGGCTCCCATTTCCAGCGGAGCTTTGACATCATCCAGGAACGGGAGAAGGAGATGCAGATGATCCCGGCGGACGTGCGCAATCTGCTCTCCGCCGTGGCGGACCGGCCCTCCCTTCCGGGAGGTGCGCCATGAACGTACAGCCAAAGAACTGCCCGTGCAAAGAGTGCGTCCCGCCCAAACGGCACTACGGCTGCCACGGCTCATGCGAACCCTACACCGAATGGGCGAAGAACCGCCGGGAAGCGGTGGACGCCCTGCGGAAGGAGGCCGACATGGAGGCTGACATCCGAAAGCTCCATGCCGGCGCCGTCCGGAAAGTCATGAAAGGAGGCGGCAAGAAGTGGACAAATTCATAACCCTGTGCTTCGACTGCCGGGACATCATAGGAGAATACTACAGGCTGGAGATCGTGGACTCCGCCACCCCGGAAGCCAAAAAGAACAAAGACCCTGTCTGTGAAAACTGCGGGGCGCGGTTCGGCCTCAAGGTCTGCCGCGTCCGCACGAAAGGAGAAAAACATGACAAAGGTTAAACCGAAAAAAGAAAAGAGCCCCCTGCGTCCCGTCCTCATCGGGATGCCAGCGTTCGACATGATGCACACCGTCACCTGCCGCTCCCTGATAGGGCTTGCAAAAGAAAACGGAACTCCCCATTCCTTCGCCATCGGTTCCCTGGTGGCGGACGCACGGAACCGCATCGTGGACGACGCCTTCCGGATGGGCGTTGAGCGCATCCTGTTCGTGGACTCCGACATGGTCTTTGAGCCGGACATGCTCTACCGGATGCAGGCGTGCATGACCGCCACCGGTGCGGACGTGGTCTGCGGGATCATGACCACCCGGAAGCACCCCATCGAGCCGGTCATCTACAAATCCCTGTCGTGGGAGGAGGACGAGAACGGCTATCTGAAAATCAACAAGGAGACGTATCTGGACTACCCCGTGGACTCCGTGTTTGAGATCGCCGCCTGCGGCTTCGGCGCCTGCCTTGTGACCGTGGACATCTGCAAGAAGATCATGGGCAACTACGGTGCCCCCTTCACCCCGCTGCCCGGTCTGGGCGAGGACCTGACGTTCTGCATCAAGGCCCGGGAAGCTGGAGGAAAGATCATCTGCGACAGCCGCATCAAGGTCGGCCACATGGGACAGGCGTTGTATGACGAGCAATCCTACCAGAACTACAACAGGCTCATCGCCGCGGCGGAGGCGGAGGAGGGGAAAGCCGATGACCGTTGAATTCACCGTCCCCGGTACCCCCGTCGGGAAAGGACGGCCGCGGTTTGCGTCCAGGGGCAAATACGTCCAGACCTATACCCCGGAGAAAACCAGAAACTATGAAGCGTGGGTAAAGCAGTGCTGGGCGGACAGCGGAAACCAGAAGCTGTCCGGGGAGATCTGGGTGTTCATCACCGCCCGGTTCCCTATCCCAAAGTCAGCGTCAAAGAAAGCCCGTGCGGAGATGCTGGAAGGCAAGGTGTGGTATGGCAAGCGCCCAGATATCGACAATGTGGCCAAGTGTGTCACAGACCCGTTAATTGGCCTTGCCTACGACGACGACAACCAGATAACCCTCCTTCATGTGGAGAAGGTGTATTCCGATACGCCCTGCGTCCACGTCAAACTGGTGGAACGGGAGGCGAAAACATGCGAGCCCTGACGCATAACGGCGAAACCAAATCCCTGCGCCGGTGGGCGGAGGAGATGGGCTGCAATTACGGCACCGTCAAATACCGCTGGCAGATCGGGATCCGGAACTTCGACATGCTCTTCAACGGAGGCGACCCAAAGACGCCCCTGGGCCTGGCGAAGGATGACATTGAGTGGCTGCGCTTCACCCGTGACGCCCGGCGGGGCATGCGCGACGAGTGGCAGATCGCCTGCGAGCTGGTGGGCATGAGCAAATACAAAGCCGACGAGCTCCGGGCCTTCCTGGAGGGAGCGATATGACTGACTACGCCGAACTGGTAAAGAAACTCAGGGAATTCGCGGCAATTCCTGCGCACTGTGAAAATGTCGCTTCTTGTGATGACTGTACCAAAGAAGATATTTGCCTTAGCTTCACAAACGAACGAATTAATAAGCGGAAGAATTCGGGGAACACCAAAAGGATATGAAGATGGTGCGACCCATTGGATGCCACTCCCTACACCGCCAAAGGAGGAAACAGAATGAAGACGCCGAATGGGAAAGACAGGATTGGAGGCATCTATATTCCTTTTGCCAAGGTGCCGAAAGGTTGCATGGGGTGCGAATGGCGCGACGCTGAGGCTGGCGGCGTCTGCGAGTTTATGTCTCATAACGATTATGAAACCTACGCAGAGCAGATTGAGCATTGTCCTTTCAAAAAGCTTTTGGGCGCTTTTTCGGTGTTTAAATCAATGGTTCACGCGATAGACGCCGATGCGCTGGAGGCGAACATATTTGAGTGGTGGGCGCGTGACACGATCAGCACCCCAGAGAGGGATATCTTCTTGACAATCTTGGGAAGCGTACCCAAAATCCTGCCACAAAACGAGGAGGAGACATGAGTGCTCTTGGAGAAAAAGTAAAAACGAGCATCGAGCGGCTGAAAGCGTTCGAGCCTCGCAACGGGGAGGGGTACTACTTGGCCTTTTCCGGTGGGAAGGACAGCGTGGTTTGCAAGGCACTCATGGACATGGCGGGGGTGAAGTATGACGCTACGTACAGAGTCACCTCTGTTGATCCGCCGGAGCTTGTCCGGTTCATCATGGAAGAACACTCGGACGTTCGGCGCGAAATCCCTCATTATTCCGACGGGAAGCCGATTACCATGTGGAACCTGATCCCAAAGAAGCTCATGCCGCCCACCCGCCTCGTGAGATACTGCTGTGCCGAACTGAAGGAAAGCGGTGGTGATGGGCGCATGACTGTTACCGGTGTCCGCTGGGCCGAGAGCGTCAGAAGATCGGAAGGGCATGGGTTCGTGACCTTCCCCAACAAAAGCGCCCAAAAGCTTTTTGCGGACAGCGACTCGTTTAGGGTGACGAAATCCGGTGGCGTCATTTTGACAAACGACAATGATGACAGCCGAAAGATGGTGGAGCAGTGCTACAAACGGAGCAAAACAAACATCAACCCCATCATCGACTGGGATGACCGGGAGGTTTGGGATTTCATACACGCCGAGGGCATTCCATATTGTGCGCTCTATAATGAAGGGTTCATGCGCCTTGGGTGCATCGGCTGTCCGATGGCGGGGCGGAGAGAGAGAGAGAGAGAGTTCCGCCGGTGGCCCAAATATCAACAGGCATATCTTCGCTCTTTCGATAAAATGCTGGACCGGAGAAGAGAACGGCACGAGGCCGACCCTTCCGCGCCTGTTTGGAAACAAAACGGGGTAGTCGTTCCAGACGCCACGCCAATGGATGTTTACCGCTGGTGGATGGAGTACGACGAGCTTCCCGGCCAGATGGATCTCTTTGAGGAGGAAACAGAATGAGCCTTGAAAACTTCAAAGAGGAGCTGAAAGCCCTCATGGATATGGCAGTTTTGAGGTTGTCGGTCGAAGAATACGAAGCCCTTATCGAATGGGCGAAAGAACAGGGGTGGGGATTTTGAGCGGAATCTATATTCCCGGCTTATCCGTGCCGGAAAATAAAGCAATAGCCGTTGTAATCCATCCAGATGGAACGGCGTACACGGCGAAGATGTTTGCCGGAGTATGTGCTGAGTATCTAAAGGACTGCGTTGCCATCCCCGTCCCCGACCACGGACGGTTGATTGAAGCTGAACGGTTGAAAGAAGTATTTCACCGCAACGTGGCGAGCGGCGAAGCGTTTGACCAGTTAATCGACATTGCTCCCACCATCATCCCGGCAGATAAGGAGGGAGAGGGATGAGCAGTATATACGACAACTATCCCGCCGTCCGATATGTGGACGAGTATGACAAGGACACCGACGAGCAGTGCGTAAGGTGCAAGGGCAACTGCGGATTCATCGGAATAACCGGGATGTGGGCATGCAAAGGATTTGTCCCCATGACCAACGCCGACCGCATCCGGGCAATGAGCGATGAGGAACTGGCACACTTCATGACACCGGAAAACTACAAGTTTCCATGTCCCCCAAACCACAACGATTGCCAATACGAGTTAATCCCATGCTGGATGTGTTGGGCAAGGTGGCTCAAAAGCCCGGTGGAGGTAGACAATGGAACTTAAACCTTGCCCGTTCTGCGGTGGTCATAACGTTTTTATCGGAGAGTTTCAAACAAACTTTTTCCAAACCAGATATATGGTTGTTTGCGAAGATTGCCAAAGTCACGGAGCAAACAAAAAGACGAAAGAAACCGCCGCCGAAGCATGGAACAGGAGGGCTGACAATGGCTGAATACATCGAACGAGAAGCGGCAATATACCGCCTTGAAAAGCTGTTTCAACTGCAAGCACCGACCGCAAGGGCGATCGTTGAGGCCATTCCATCCGCTGACGTTGCACCCGTCCGACATGGGCGGTGGCGAGAGGGCGTATATGCCGGGTATAAGTGTTCTGAGTGCAGAACAACATGGGATGCTCCAACAAATTTCTGCCCCAACTGCGGGTGCCGTATGGATCTGGAGGATAACGATGGCAGATAACAGAATATACCTTCGATGCCAAGAGTGCGGCGGGTTGCTGTTTCTTGGGAAGCGCATCGGCGGTGGGTACTATTGGAACAACTACGGAAAGGACAATAACTTCGCGAAGAAAGATGACCCAACGTGGAAAGCGCAGGACGAGCGTCCTTTGGAAGACCGCCTAAACGAGTTTTATGAAATACATGAATGGTGCGGGGACTCTCTCGACCACTTTAACATCGTGTATGAAATGGACGATGACTTCGTATGGAAACCGATGGATGGAGGGGAAACATGATCCGCTGTCCCGCCTGCGGCGGCAATAACGCGAATCCCGGATATTGTGCGCTTTGCGGCTGTTACCTCTCCCCTCTTCTGGAAGAACCGGAGCCGGACATCCGGTGCCGCGTATCCGCCCCGCGTCCATCTTTTGCAAAAGGATACATCGCCATCATCAACGGGCGGTTCCCTACCTTCCATGACGTTCAGCGGTTCAACATTCAGCAGCGCCTTCTGGCGCTGGAAATGGAGGATGATATGCAGGTTATGAGCGAAATAGCAAACAGGAGACGGCCATGACCTTTCCCTCCCGTCTCCGTGCCCTCCGCCGGGAACACCATCTCACCCAGGAGGAGCTGGGCGAGTACATCCGGTACTCCAGCACGTCCATCCGGAAGTGGGAGCTTGGCCGGTCGCTCCCAAGCATCGATGCCGCGGCGGAGCTGGCGGAATTCTTCAACGTGTCCCTGGACTGGCTGGTCGGCCTGTCAGACAAGAAAAGACCCACGGAGTGATCCGTGGGTCTTCCCTTTTCAATTCTGATCCATCTGCCGGATCAGCCGCTCCACATGCTGCCGGGTGCTGTCGTCGGGCGCGGTGTCCACCAGCTCCTGGAGCTGACGGACGAACTCGTCCTTCTCGCCGGCACGGGAGTAGCCGCCCCGATAGGAGCCGTCCCGGGAGTACCGGCCCATGCTGTCCCGCTTGGAGCTGTAGCCGCGGGCGTAGGAGCCACCCTCGCCGTCGTAGCTGCCCCGGTAGGAACGCATGCTGTTCCGGTAGCTCTCCCCGTCGTAGTAGGAGCCGCCGCGGGAGCTCTGCCCCATCTCGTCCTCTTTCGCCATGATGACCTTGTCCAGGTTCTTGAGGGCGTGGGCCAGCGTGTCCACCGTGGCCAGAGAGCCGGCGGTCAGATCGCCCCGCTCGCCGAACTCTTCCAGCTCCTTGCAGAGCATTTCCTTGAGATTATACAGTGCGTGCATATTTGCAAATGAAATTCGGGTTATGCTTCACGCCCTGCAACCATGAATAAATTGTTGACTTAGGAATGCCAAGGGCGCGGCTCGCGTCTCCGCAGGTGTTGTATGACGTTCCGTTTATGACGATAGCTTTGCTCCGAGCGATATTCCTTTTCGTGTGCCGGTTTTCAAATTCAAGCGCCCTTTCGTCTCCAACATATCTGCACGGCATTCCGTCCGGAGAGAACCCCCTTTGCGCCCAAGAGTATATCGTGGCTACATTACACCCAAGTTCTTCCGCAAGGTCTACGGGGCTCTCATATGTGCGACCAAGGTATTCTATCGCTTTGCATGAACCCTTGTTGTATCTTTTCCCGGTATATGTTTTG